CAGCCATTATTCTTATATAATTTTTTTTATTTTATTCTTCTTCTTCATTCACATCATAATCTTCATCACAATCTTCACATTCTTCTGAAGGGATAAACTCTAACCAACTATCTTGGTTTTTGATTTTATCATTCACCGTTTCCATATTATCCAACTCCTCACTTAATGTTGTAACCCAGTCATTTCCATCCCCTGGTGTTGGTTTCATTTCTTGGTAATTTTCTTCAATGTATTCTTGTAATTCATCAGCACTCATACCTTTAGTTTCTTCATACATTTCTGAATCAATTTCAATCGGTTCTTTTGCTACATATGTTGTATATGATTCACACATATAAACTTTAATTTTTGCCATACTTAATAATAATTATTTTTTGTTATTTTCTAAATAGTAAAAAAAGAAAAAGCCCCTTTCGGAGCTTTTAATTTTTTAATTAAAATGGTTGTTCATCATCCATTACTTCTTCTTCTTCAGATTGGTTTTTTGGTGATGAAACACTTGGAGTTTCTTTCTTCTCATAAGGATTTTCACCTCTTGCTACTTTTGATAAGTAGTCGTAATCTCTCTTACTGAATACATCTTCCCAAGTCATAGTGTCTGATGTCCATTCTGAGATTTGTTCTTCAGTTCCTAATGGTTCTCTATCATCGTGAATGATTGAACTAACTACTGAATTACCTCTATCATCTTTACCTACGTTGATGATTAAATCTCTACCTTCTGTTGCGTGTGAAATATCACCTTTTTCAGAAAATACTGCTATCATTTTGTCAAAAACACCAGCACCTTTGTAATTGTGTGGGAATCTCCAAAACTTAACACCTTCATCTTCTTTACCTCTTTCAATACCTTTTACGATATAAAACTTTTTAGGTTTGTAAGTTTTAGCTAAATCTTTATCCTCTTTTGAACCCGATTTTTCTAATTCAGATGCTACTTCACAAAATGGACAAGGATCTCCAGCATTTTTTTCTGGGCAATACAATTTTTTCCATTCTCCGTTGATTTGAACGTTGTGAAACCACACTTCTACAAATGGTGATTGTCCTGGTTCTGTTGGAATAATTCTGAATTTCTTTTTGTCTGTGAGTTTACCTTTTGGTAACATTGTAGTGAAGTACTTAGTTAAATCTACTTCTTTTCTTGGTTTTGCCTTATTGCTTTCGTACTGCTTAAGGATTGCGTCTAATACGCTGTTTTTTGGTTGTGCTTTACCGCTCATAATATATATTGTTTTTAAAAGTTTATTACAACTCTAACGAGTTCGAATTTGTATTATATAAATAGTTAAAAATCCGAAAAAGTAACTACTTAGTTTATGTTTTAATGATAAGATTTTTAATTTAAAAAACAAACTTTTTAGATTTAATTTATTAATGTATTTATTGATATGGATAAAAATATAATAAATGAAGTTAAAAGAATCAAACAACTTATGAATATAAATGAAGTTGTAATTGATGAAGGTTTTAAAGATTTTATTAAAGTCGCTTCTTTATGTGCAATATTAGCTACAGGTGAAATTTCTTGTAAAAAAATTGATACTTCTGATAACTCAACAAACCAAGTAACTAAAATTTCTGATTGGTCTAAAATACCACAAGAAGAAATGAAAAAAATGGGGTTTAAAAGTGTTAATACAATTTCTAATGATACTTTAAAATCCGTTAGAAAATATAACTCAAGACAGCCTTGGACTGGTATATGGAAATTTACTGAAAATGTTAGATTAACAAATAAAGAATTTTTAATAATATCACCAAATAATTTATTAGATAGAAATAATATTATTGGTAGTAAAATATATTGGTGTGCTTGGTCAGATGAAAGACAAGTTTATGATATATTCCCATTAAGATTTGTATCTGGTGAAATTTACTACCCCTCAATTCACGATAATAAACCTTATAAGTTTGGATTAAAAGGATATTCGAAAAGTAAAAATTTAAACGAATATTTTGAAATTACTTTTTATGGTGAAGATTCTTTAGATATAACTAATTGGGCTGCAGGTAAAGCGATAAGAATGGATAAATTACCTTATCCATAATTTATTTTTCACCTATTTATAGGTAACAAAGAATAAATTAAAAAACAAACCAACAAATGAAAAAAATCCTATCGTTTTTGGCATTATTATGCCTATCTGTTATTACGTTCGGGCAAACATGCCCAACACCTAACGGAAACTCAATTATTATTAAACCAAATTACACGGTTTCATCTTCAATAGCCAACCAAACAGATGTAAAACTTTGCTATAATAATACAACCGCAAGTAAAATTACAGCTTTACAATTTAAGATTACTTATGACACAACTGCATTTACAGAGCCATCAGTTAGATTAGTTATCCCTGATAGTTCAGATTCTTATTTACAGTTCTATGTAAATAAAGGTACGATTACTATATCAACAGTATATGACGGTTCAAATCTTAATTATACTTATGCGTCAGGTGAATTATTTAATATAAACTTCAAACATTCAAATCCTAACACATTTCAATACTTAACAGGGATTACTTCATTAGGATTTGATAATTCATACCCAACAATAGCATCAACTAATTTAGGTAAAGATACGACATTAAGTAAATTTAACGGTGGTGGTATATTTGTTAGACCTTCTATCAATTTCGCAGGGACATTTAAAAACGTAACCGGTTCATTCACTAAAAACTTATTAGTTGGTTTATGGAAACAACCTAAATCAGGTGGTAGTTGGACTTTAGTAGATGTTGATACAACAGATAAAGATGGTAAATTCGTATTTAGCCCTATCGTAGATACTACATATTGGACTTGTAAAATAGAAGTTAAAGGTGATACATTATCTTTAGGTAATGTGGTAACAACAGCAGATGCTCAAAAAGTTAATAGATTTGTATTGGGTATTGAAAATCCAAAAGGTTTTGATTTCCATTCATCAGATCCAAATAATTCAGGTAATATATCTATTTCAGACGTATATACAATCTTTAATAGAATTGCAGGTAGATTTAACAAATTTACAACACCTGACGTTAGATTCTTTACAGATGTTCAATATAACACAATTACAACAGATAGTTTAACTAATCATTCATTAGATATTCCAGGAAGTGCTAATTATTCATATACAATCGTAAAAGGTGTTGATTCAATTACAGTTTATGTATTGGCAACAGGTGACGTAAATGAAACAGGTTTCCGTATGGCTAGATTAGTTCCAATTAAAATAACTAATCCATTAAACGCGCCTAATTTCATTATAGATCAAACAACCGATTATTATGCTTCATTAAATGAAATGGAAATTAATTTACCAACATTAAAAATTGAAGAAGGTAATTTAGTTAATATTCCGGTAACAGTTTTAACTAACGGACAAGAATTAGGGGCTGTGCAATTAGCAATGAAATACGATACAGATTTATTAGAGTTTAGAGGTGTAAAAACCCTAAACTCAACAGCTAAATGGATGTCATTTACAAATCCTAACGATGGTGTAGTTGAATGGGGTGGTGTAGATATGAGTGAAAAAAATAAAGTTAAAGACGGTGATGAAGTAGTTGTAATGCAGTTTTACGCTAAAAAACCTAAAGATGATTGGAATGGTTCTCCATTATATGTAACTCGTAAATTCGTAGGTAATTCAACAGCTAAAGATTTAAGTATTAAACCTACTGATGGTAGAGTAGAAGTTCTTAAAACATCTCCAATTATATCAAGGTTAAATGGTAGTTTAAATATATTAGTTTATCCAAATCCTTCAACAGGTATAGTGTCAGTTCAATTTAATATTCCTGATAATAATAATACTATGGTTTATTTTATAGATATGAGCGGACATAAAGTTGCTGAAATAACTAATGGTAAAATGCCAAAAGGTGAATACAGATACACTGCAAATTTAACAGATTTACCAGTTAGTGCTTATACAGCAGTAGTTGAGTGTGATGGTAAAATAATTGGTAGTGCAAAACTAATAAACGGCGTATTTATGTAATAGAATAAACATATAAATATAAGAAATATTATGGCAGAAGAAACAGAAAACACGAACGATGGAACATTTTCAGGTTTAAAGAAAACTATTATTGGTACTCTATCAACAGCAATACTTGGTGCGGGTACTTGGTTAACAACAACATTTTTTAACGGACATTCAGATGATAATGCTGAAACTAAAACAGAACAAGTAGCACCTGCCCCGGCAGCGGCACCTGTTGTAATTAATTTATCAAACAATAACGAACAAAAACAACAAAATAATAGTGGTGGTGGAAATACTACAATTATTAAAGAAAGAGTTATAGAAAAACCAGCACCGGTTAAAGAAGAAAAGAAAAAAGAAGAACCAAAGGAAGAAGCGCCTTGGTAATAAATCTTAAATAACGAAAACCAACAAAGAAATGAAAATCATAAACCAACAAATCATAATCAACTTCATAGTAGCTCTTTTAGGGGCGACTATGATGTTTGGTTGTGGAACAACTAGAACAGAAAAATACACAGCTGATTTTGAAAAGAAACAATCAATACAAGTAGTAAGTGATTACGATGGGAAACCAATTCCTGTTCAAGTTCTTTCAATCGGTATTAGTGATAATGTCCTTACCTCATACCCAATTCTTAAAGAAAAGAACGTAGGGTTAGGTGTTACAAATATTGCCTTAGATTACTTAGAAGGTACAAATAGATTCGAATTTACTGAAGATAAAGAAGAAATCAAACTTAAAATGGTTAAACAATTCCAAGCAAGTGCTAAAGGTTTTACTGAAAACAAATTAGATGGTAAAGGTAAAATTAAACTTGCAAAGTATTTTGTTTATATTGAAGTATATGATTTTTCAGTAGATGAGCAAGAAACCTATACGACAGGTAAAAAGCAATTAGAAGTAACTACAAGATTAGGTCTACAAATTAGGTTTGTTGATGCTGAATCTGGACAAGTTAGAGTAGGTTCCGGTATGGGTGAAGCCACCCAATATGGTCAATCATTTTTGAAGTCTCTTGACATGAAATTCGCACAGTCAACTGTTGGTATTTCGACAAGAAAATCCTTAGAAACAGCTTGTTCTAGGGTAGTATCCAAAATGATTAAAGATGGAATATTTGAAAAATAAGTTCAATGAACTAATTAGTTTTCTTAAATATCTATATGTTGTTTTTATATTATCCTTAACCTTATTTGTGGTAATAGAGGTAAAAACACTATATAGTATAGACGTATTCAGATTTATAGACATCCCAATTGATAATTTTTATTATGATTTGAAAGGAGATATTTGTGGGTCGTCTTAAAAGTTTTTTATTATTATTTTCCTTAATAATTATATCAGGCGTTAAAGCCCAATCTATTTCATACTCTTATGTTGATCCCTGTACTAAAGAAATTAAAAGTATTAATGTATCAGGATTAAATGGGACTTTACCTATCGTAATGAATTATTACGGACAAGTAAAGTCATTTACACCAACAGAACTTCAAAACGGAACTTTTGACGCTTGGGCTAATTCAGTTTATAATGAATACGGAAAAGGAAACCCTTGTGCTCAAATAGGTATTCAAACAATCACAACTAACGTATTAAATGTGACTAATAATGTAGTCAATAATGTGGTTTCATTAGGATCTATGTTAACATCAATAACATCGTCAGGAGTTAATTCTATACCTACCGATGTATCGGCAACAACCGGAACTGGATCTAATACTACCACTTCCACCAATAAACCAGAGGGAGGTTCTAGCGGTAGTAATAGTGGTGGAAATTCAGGTGGTTCTAGTGGTAGTAATGGTGGTGGAAATTCAGGATCATCAGCTTCCGGTGGTAGTTCAGAAAAAAAAGAGGAAAAGAAAGAGGAAGAAAAAAAAGAAGAAGAGGTTAAAGAAGAAGAAAATAAACAAGCATCTAATTCCGCTAAATCAACTAGTAAAGCAACCTCAAAGTCAGATAAACCAGCAATTTTGCTAACAGGTGATTTGGTTGGTATGCAATCCGCTGCTGATAGTAAGCAAGACGCTAAAGCCACAATGTCATATATTAGAATATCAGGAAATAAAAAGACATCGTTAGGTGTATCAGCCGATTTTACAATAAATGCTAATATAGGGAATATAACAGTATTTAGGTCTTGGATGACACAAAAAACAGCTCGTAAGCATATAGATTTAGTTTCTAATAGTGTGTCATTATTACCGAATAGTTTTAGTAATACATTAGTATTTATAAGAATAGATAACGTAAAAAAATTTACTGGGTTATATGGTGCTGGATATATGTATGGAGCGTTAAATAAAGAAACATTAACTTCTTTATTAACTCTTGGTGGTGGAATGTATAGAGGACAACTAACTAAAAAGGTAGATGCTGTATTTATATTAGTAGCGGTATATGTTCCATATATGAAATATTATACCGAAAGTATCTTTCAATCTAAACCATTGATACTTCCATTTATGAATATAAACTATAAATTGACTAAATCATTTAGATTTGGGTTAACGGCTGGAACCACATATTCGGTAAATGAACAACTAATAAATTATCAAGTATTATTCGGAGCTAAATTAACTTTATGAGAAAGATATTATTATTTTTACTACTATTATCGTCAGTTGTTAAAGGTCAAAACTTTTCTCAGACAGGTAGGGTGTTTGGTATAAATAATGTGGGTGTATCTAATATAAGAATACAATTTTGGAAACGAACAACATCAGCCCTTACAGGATTTACATCTCAAACAAACTATAATGGACATTCTTATTATCGTTCAACAACAACTAATACTTGGTTAGGTTCTAAATCTACTTGTGAAAGTATGGGAGGACATTTAGTTACAATGTCTAATGCTGCTGAAAATACATTTGTGTTTGGAACATGGCCTTCAGGGTGGTTTGGGTATTATCAAGACAAAACAAGTGGATATTTCTTTTCAGAACCTTTAGGGGGGTTTAGATGGACTGAATTACCGGTTACGACAAGTTTAGTCGCTAATTATGATATTGCTGATACTAACTCATATAAAACAACATCACCTACGTTAGTTAAAAATACAATTAAAGGAACTAACGCTACCTTATATAATACCCCAACATATACTGCAACATCAGGTAAGTATATTTCATTTAATGGAACGAATCAATATATGATGACTGAAAATCTTGGAAGTTATTTTAATTCAGGGGTTGTTAGTTTAATGTTATGGTGTTATCCAACAGATGCTGGTGTATTAATATCAGAACAAGGTTCTCCGATAGTTGATGCTAATTGGTATGATTCTCAAATAGAAATAACAAATGTATCAGGTTCAACAGGAACATTAAGATGTGGAACTTGGAGTGGAAGTGGATTACGAAGTGTAAGTACAACAATAACATTAAATCAATGGAATTATATATGTTTAACACATTCAGGAACTCAATTAAAAGGATATTTAAATGGAACTAATTTTGCGTCATTATCTTATGTAAGAGAGTATCCTTCTCAATTATATTATACATTCGCGTCTAAATGTAATACAAATATGGGTGATGGAACATTTGCTAACGCTAGATTAGGTTCATTTCAAGTATCTAATACAGTTTGGACAGACGATGAAGTGAATAGAAGTTATATGTTTAATGCTTATAGATTTGGTATTTACCCTTATTCTAATTGGAATGGTGGTGAGCCTAATAATTCAGGAACAGAAGATTATGCTCAGTTTGTGAGTGGTGGTAGATGGAATGACTTACCAAACTCAGCGATGCTTAACTATGTATTGGAATTTGATTATATAACATCAAATGGGACATGGGTTTTAGATACAACAGTATTAACGAATACAAGTGGGGATTATTCAATTTTAAGATCATCTAACCCTTCTATTGAGTGGAGAATAATATTAGATACATTATCTATACCAGCACCACAAAGAACTAATGCTTTAGATAATAACAACCTTATATTTAATAAAAGAACTATTAACGGAGCTGATTATTTTAGGTATGATTTAAATACTGATAATAATTTTTCAGTTTCAGATATTTATTTACAAATAAAAAAACGTAGAGGATTGATTTGGACTATACCAAATTATAGAATATATACACAAACGGAACATTCTACAATTAGGTTATCAGTAACGGATTTGAGATTAACATATCCGGGAGTTCAAACAACTACGTCATCACCACTAACAAATGGTGGTGTGACTAATTTTTATATAATAAGAACAGGCTATGACAATTAAAAGTTTATTATTTGGGTTATTATTCCTTCCATTGTTTTCATTTGGACAATGTGTAAAAGTTGATTCAGTTTATAATAAAACTGAAATGAAATCTATTGAGAATAGATCCGTATTATTTGGTATTAAACAAATTACGGAGGATCTTTTACAAGATAAAGGTTTTGATATTTGTCAAGACGGATCACCAATATATGTTGAAATAACCTATATTGGATTACCCGAAAATACATTTAGAATTGCTGGATTTGCCTTACAAAATAAAATTACGGAAATTAAAGTTAAAGTAATAAACGGAATTAGAATAATGGAAGGAACTGGAACTTATAAAACATCTACAAATGCTATGATGCTTGAAATAAATGAAGAAGTTCCATTTAAACAAACAGTATTATCTAATGCTATTAAATTGGCTTTGATAAACGCTTTGAAGTAATTACTTTTTATACTTATTATCCAATCTATCAATTACTTCTTCAATTACACCTTTATTATCAATTACGCCATCAATAGCCATATTGATAATGTCTCTTTTCTTATCTAATACTTCATACACAATAGTATCAATTGTATCATCAAATAGTGGGAAATAACAAATAACGTCTTTAGTTTGTCCAATACGGAAAGCTCTATCTAATGATTGATCCACATTTGCAGGTGTCCAATTTAAATCATTCACAATAACAACTTCAGCAGCAGTTAAAGTTAAACCAACACCAGCCGCAACGGTATTACCAATAAACAATCTAACATTTGGATTATTTTGAAAATCCTCAACAGCCTTTTGTCTATCCTTTTGACTTGTTTCACCATTAATAACAACACAAATATCTTTATATTCTTCTCTTAATGTATTAACAACTGAAGTATAATCGGTAAATACAATTACTTTTTTATCCGATTCTAATGAATTATTGATAAGTTCTTTGGTATGCTTTAATTTATTTTCAGCGACCCATCTTCTTAAAACGGATAATTCAACAAGTTTTTTAGCGTATGAAACATTCTTACCTTGTTCTTCCCTCATTTGAATATATCTTTCAACAGATGAATCATAATCAATTTTATCATCATCATCTAATTGTAAGTATATAGGTGAAATAATTTTATCAGGTAAATCTAATACATCTTCTTTTCTTCTTCTAATTGAAACAGGTTTAATTCTTCTATTTAATTCTTCTAAATTTGAAGCACCATCAGCTTTAATAATTCTTCTACCTTTAATCATCATAGTTTTAGCATTACAATAACTATATAGGAATGAATTATAATTGGTTGATAGTGGATGTTCTACCATAGATAATAATGAAAACAAATCCACAGGTTTATTTGTGATTGGTGTTCCTGTTAAAAACCACCTTTTTTTAATTGTTTTAGCTATTTTTTTAACGTGTTTTGTTCTATTTGAACTTGATGATTTTAAATAATGTGCCTCATCACAAATAATCAAATCAAACTTTTCATTTAATATATGGTTATTAACAGCAACCTCATCGTATTCTTGGAACTTGAACTTAGGTTTTTTCCCTTTTTTAGGTTTTTCAATTGTATTAAACTTATCTAAGATATCATAATTTATAATTGTCCATTTATTAGGTTTCCATTCTCTTTGAATAATTGATACATTATCAGAATCATCATATATAGATATTTCTTTTTTCCAATTTAATTTAAGCGATGCTGGACATATAACCAATATTTTTTTAGCATCAGATTCCAAAGCAGCGATAATTGATGAGGCTGTTTTACCTAGACCTGGAGTATCTAATAATAAGAACTTATCATTTTGTAATAATTTAATAATCGCCTCTTCTTGATGTTTCATAGGAAACCTTGAAGAGTATCTATCCCATTCCACATTTACT